AATATGCAGCGTTGTCAGCGGGATGGTTCTGGAACAAGCGTGGCTTAAACAAAGAGGCAGATGCAAAAGACTACACCGCCATGACCAAAAAGATCAATGGCGGTGTTATTGGGCTAGACGATAGAATCAAGCACATCAATCATGTGCTAGAAGTCTTGTCCTGATATTGCAACTCAAGCAACAACTCTAGGTAATGAATGGCCTTGCGTATGTCGGCAGCGCCATTCTTTTCTTTGTGCCGAGTAACGTATTTAATGACGTTGCCTTCACAAAAGCCAAGATTGTTTGCATGAATGTAAACAATAGGCTGGATGCCTTTGTCTTTGTAATGGCTGCCTGATTCTTGTCTGTCAAGGGCAGACTGTGTACCAGTACGCATACCGCAACGTTTAAGAGTTATGCAATAGTCAGGGGATTGGCAAGTATCGCAAAGCATCACGACTCCTTTACAAAAATGCCTTCTGGCGACAGATAACCCTTGCGGTCTTTAATCTGCTCGTAGGCATGAGCAAAACACTTTACAAGGTCTAGATCAGCGGTGGCGCAACCCATCACAAGGGTAACAAGAATATCGCCGTATGCGTCAATCATTGCTTCGCGGTTATTGTCTGTAATCGCTTGCATCAACTCGCCAACTTCTTCTAGCGTTTTGATGGCTTGCGCTCTAGGGTTGCTGTTCTGGACAATCTGACGAGCCTCGCCCCACCTAATAACTTCCATTTCAACTTGTGCATAACTCATTGGTTGATCCCTCCATCGGCCTTCCAAAAAGCCCAAGCAAGTATTGCTTTTTTGATAATGGTTTTTTGTTGTTTGCTTTTGTAATCGCAAGCATCTGATGCAAAAAATGCTTCAATTTCCAGCATGATTGCTTGAGCTTCTTCATGCACTCTGGCCTCAGTAAGTGATTTAAAAACTTGCCCGTCACTTGCTTGATATGCTTCAACTGTTTTCATGCTGTCCACTCTCTTTCGTTACGTCCTGAATTTGATTTAACTTTTTTTCCTGTTAAGAACACCATGTTCATAACTTTCATTTCATTCATGCGCCGAGCAACCTGATTGCCATCTAAGCCAGTTAGCCTTGCAATGCCATCTTTGCCAAGCGGCCCATGTTCTTTCAAGCAATTGCAAATGACATTCCAATGCTTTGCAGTCATTTCCTCAACTGAGTCTGCTGCTTCAAACGATGTGATAGGGTCATCTGCCCGAACTCGGGGAAACTTAACGTCAAAGAATTCTTTGAATTTGTTTGCGTAATCCATGTCTTGTCCTTGTAAAGTGGGCCTACTCGCTGCGTCTGCACTGCCGTTTTTTTGGTAAAAAACGCTTGACCGCTTGTGCAGCATCCGCTTTCGGCCCGTTAATCAGAAACAGTTGGTCGTACAGTTGTTGCCGTAGCAGCAAGTCGTACAAGTCACCGTGCGCCCGTTAATCATGTAAGTGTGAGTGCTGCAAGCAGCCCAAGTCATTGTGGCTACGGTTGCAAGGCAAATGCCGATAAAAACTTTTTTCATTTGATTCTCCAAGTTAAAAGGGTACGTCATCATCCATCTGAGCAGATGGGCGCTTGGGTTTTATAGACTGTTTAACAGTCTTTTCATCTTTAGGCTTGACAGACAAACTCATAAATTTATTGCCTGTCTTCTCAGACGTTTTAAGCCATCCTGATACCCACATATCAACGCCATTGACGTTTAGACTGCCCTTGTAATCAGGGTGATTGTCTTGCTGCTTGTCATCATTTTTAAAGATGGCTCCGCGATTGGTGTTGTCATATTGCATATTTATTCCTTTGCTTTTTTAATAGCCGAACGGGTTTTGCTGTCTAGCAATGACCACAATCCGACCTTTTGATCTGCCTCAAGATTCTCAGAGTCAAGCCTGTCAAGAGCTTGCTTTGGGTTTCCTTCAGCTACGTTAGCGATTAAATCAATCGCTAATTCTTGAAGGTACTGCATTTCCTCTGGAGGAATAGTGTCTGCAATACCTTGTGATGGGGTGATAATGATTTTTTTATTTTCAATAGGCTTAGATGAATCAAGCGCATCATGCTCAACAATCTCAAGCGCAGCAACCCATAAGTATCTGCGAATGTATGTTTGCACAGCGCCAAGGTTCTGCACTGGGTGGCAGCCTTTAAGATTGGCCTCCGACATGGGAGACTCAATCACAATCATTTCTTCTGGTTTGCTGTTGTTGATGATTCGCATATCAGCAGACTCTTTGCCAAAGCTGATGATGCTTGTCAAACCTACTTCATCAAAGATACGCAACGCTGGCTCAATAAAGTCACCAAGTTCAAAGTATTTGTAGCCAGCAAATTTGTTGTGACCTGACTTTTTAATCTCAGTGTTGTGAAATTGATTACGGGCAGAATTAAGTTTTTGATAGACATTCATTTTGATTCCTTTAGATATTCTTGAGTTTTTTCATCAAGATCATTAAATTCAAGAAAGTGGTTTTCCTGACAGCAAGATTGTTTGTCATTGCGCTCGTCAAGACAATACGCGCAGAACTCTACGCCATCATATTCAGTCATGTTGTTCTCTTGACTTGCTTGGCAAGCAACCATTTGTCGCCAAGAAAGCGAATTGATTTGACCCACTGCCGAATGTTATGACGTTGAATATGGTGTGGAACACCATCTACGCAGTACAAGCCGCGAACTCGTGTAAGAAATGCTGTGTTCATGTGAACTCCTGTCTTGTTAAATAGTTTTCAATGTTTGCTTGCACTTGTCAAACCATTCAGGTGCATAGCCCATATTGGCATCAACTGCGCCAGTTAAGAACCAAAAGGCAGCAGCAATTTCATCTGTGCCAAATTCGTGAGTGCGTTTGTTGCCGCGATAGCCGCACCAATTGCCCCATATATTTTGCTTAATCTTGCGGTTCATGTGAACTCCTGTTTTGTTGAGCCTCAATGTTATGACCCATCAAACAAAAAAACATTAGGACAAACCCTAATAGACAAGTTGGTCAACAATGATAACCTTGCCAGCATGACTACACCAGACCAAAACGAAACAGCCGCAGCACAGGAGCTTTGCGTTACTGCAATTCAAGCTGTGAAGCAGTACACTTTTGACCCCGGCGACTTTGAGGCAGCTACTGTTGCTCTCTTAGCCCGTGCCATTGAATTAACCGCAAAAAAGGAAATGACGATATGCTTCAAGCAAAACGGTACTATCTTGACCAACTGAAACACGGCCCAAAGTCGCACCGAACAATCATGAACAACATGGCGAACAAGTTTGAGGTCAGCACAGCCAAAATTAGGGATGAGTTGGTCAAGGAAGGCTTGATTGTTTTAGACCAATACAAAAACATAGGCTTAACAGACAAGCGTAACTACGCCTACAAGCTGACAGGCAAAAAGTTAACTGAGAATACGCAAGACGTAGCTTACTGGCCTGATGGGTCATCCAAGTCAACTGACAATGCTTTTAATTGGAAAAATGATCGTCCAAGTATGTTTAGCAAGCAAGAGATTGCTAACCAAAGAAACTCTGGCCGACCACACAATTACAACCCGCATCCAATCACCACTTTTGCAAGAGCTTAATTGGTGGTATAGTTATTTGAAACCCGGATACCGAGGAAGTCATGAGCCTCGGGAAAAGTGAACTCCCCACCTTCCGTGCGTTTCTTTCTGGGAGATTTGCGGAGTTGCTTTAATGCACTATTACCAATTCAACATTGGCGACTACAAAAGCCATACCGAACATCTTTCTGAGATGGAAGACCTTACCTATCGGCGTTTGCTTGATTGGTACTACCTTCACGAAAGTCCAATCCCCTTAGATGAGTCTGAGGTGGCTAGACAGATTCGTATGCGTTCGCATAGCGATTGCATTGCAGTCGTATTGCGAGAGTATTTTGAGTTAACTGACGATGGTTGGATTCATCATCGTGCCAACAAAGAACTGGCAAAGGCTGGAGAGAAATCTAGCAAGGCAAGTCAGAGCGCAAAGGCGCGTTGGGACAAAAAACCTAACAAAAACAAAGACTTAGCTGTTGATGCGAACGCATTGCGAACGCAATCCGAAGGCAATGCTACACATAACACAGAACACATTACACAAAACACAGAACACAAGAAAGAATTGCCGCAGGGCAAGCCTGCTAAATTTAAGCGCAAGACTTCAATTTCAGATGATTTTTCTGTAAGCCAGAGAGTGAAAGATTGGGCCAAGCAAAAAGGCTTTGACAAACTTGATGAGCATCTTGATGCTTTTACTCGTAAAGCCAAAATGAACGGCTATCAGTACCTTGATTGGGACTTGGCTTTTATGGAGGCTGTTAGGGAGGATTGGGCCAAGATTCGTGGAAAACAATCTTTTGCTCAACAGGCTGCTGACATTGCTAGAACAACAGTCCCTGCTCAACACGCTGGTCGTGACCCTGTGCTGATAAAAATTGAGCAAGAGCGATTGAGGGCTGTTCCACCTACTGTCGAACAATTAGAAAAAATGGCCGCATTGCGAAGGAGTATTGCAAAATGAACTGGGAAAAACTTACGCCTATTCTTGAAAATGCTTGTGAAAAAGTTATGAGCATTAAAGATTTAGATGAGCGCATGGCTATGCTAATTTTTACAGTTGCGGAATCTGTTGAAAACGCAGAACGTGAATCCTGTGCAAAAGAAGCCGACAAGTGGAGCAAGCGTGATGATGACGTTGGGGCTTTTATTGGGAAAATTATTCGTGGAAGGGTGCAAGAATGACACGAGTTTACGCACTGAAAAAGCTGCTTGAACACGGCGAATTGTCTAGCAAAGAGATTGAAATCATCACTGGCTGGACAACAAAACAAGTATGGGCAAGTATCCAGCGTTTGCAAAAGACAGATACTGTTCGCAAGTACCCGCAAATGAAGTGGGGTTTGATTTCATTGAGGCCATACCCATGACTAGACGAGGAATAGAAAATGAAAGCGATAGATACAGGTTAGAGCTTGGAGAAGCAAGGGTTTTGCTTTGCACCTACCAAACACTTAAAAAAAGTGTGTTGACAAGAGAAAGAATCGAATATCTTGAGCGTATTTACGGCACTGGTTGTGTAGATCGCATTCGGGGTTACATGAAGAAACTGCAAGATGGAGAACTGGAATGACACCTTTAATTAAAGAAATGGTAAAGATGGTTTTGGTTTCTGATCTTGACCCGACAGAAATGCAATGGTTTGATGTGACTGGTGCAATTAAAGAATATATTGGTTATGACCAACGCAAATATTTGCTACATCCTGCACCGTACAAAAATATGATGCTTTGTGGTCGCACAGAGCAGGGTGACTTTATGCTGTCTGTGTTAGCAGAGCCAGAGGCAACTGTAGTATCTGGATGGATTATGAAACCAACAGGTTACAAATCTCTTGGCTCATTTTTGTTTGCCGAACACAATGGCGAGCCAAAAGTTGGCCCAGTAGACGAGCCGATTGATCCCCAAGACCAATCAATGATGTGCGCTATTGTGACCATGTTTTACGCATCCTTGGATATGAAGGTTCAGGCATATGTTCCAACGCCACATAAAGCCAATGTGAGCCGTGCAAAACGTGGATTAAAGCCACTTTATGATTGGCACACGGTAGTGATTGAGCCATCAAAGCATAAAAGTGAATCACAAGGCGGTACACACGCAAGTCCAAGAAGGCATCAAGCTCGAGGTCATTGGCGAACCTATAAATCTGGCAAACGTGGTTGGGTTAAAGAATGTTGGCGAGGAGATGCTAGCAAAGGAACAATTTTTAAAGATTACAAGATAGGAATTGAAGATGCGATACGCAGCTAGGGTCGATGCTAACCAAGCGCAAATTGTTTCGGCACTAAGAGCAGCAGGTGCTTATGTGTGGGTCATTGGCCTACCTGTTGACCTTTTAGTCGGGTACAACAACCAGACATACTTGGTTGAGATCAAAGATGGCCCTAAAAAGGCTTTAACGAGGCTACAGCAAGACTTTTTTGGAAACTGGATAGGTGGTGGCTTGCACCGCATTGATGGCCCTGAAGACGCTTTACGCATGATTGGGGTGCTATGACACCTAGCCGTAGAACAGATCAACAAAACAAACTGATGCACAGCATCATTGGTCAAATTGCCAAGCAAAGTCAATTGCATGGCAGTCGGTGGAGTGCTGAAAGTTTTAAGCGGTTCCTGATTGACCAATGGGCGCACGAAAGTGGCGAAATGGACAGCATTAGCAAGATCATGCCAAGCATTGATAACGAACGACTTGTCCAGCTAGGCCATCAAAGCAGACGGTTTACAAAAGAGCAAGCCATCAGCTTTACCGAGTGGCTTATTTACTGGGCCAACACAAACGGGGTAACGCTTGAAGAACGCAGAGAAGAAGCATAAGCAAGCCGTAGCAAGCCTTGGCTGTGCGCTGTGCCATCACTTGCATGGCGACCATGAGCCGGGGCCAGTAGAGTTACATCACCTGAGAGAAGGTGGGTGGGGGCGTGGAAGTTATTTAACTTTGATGGGATTATGTGTCGAGCATCACCGTGGTAACACTGGCATACATGGTATGGGAACAAAGGCTTTTGAGCGTCATTACAACATCACGCAAAAAGAGTTGTTGCAATGGGTTCTAAGCCGTGTAAAATAATTAGCAACAGCTACCTTTAGCGGGGGAAAAGGCGATTCATCACCGCCCTGCTGTTGTCTTTCAGTGATGACTTCCACCAATGATGAGGTGCGACATGATTACGCAACAACTTGTTAAAGAATTGTTTGACTACGATAACGGGAATTTGATTAGAAAAAAATCAATTCAAAGTCGATCTCCACAAGGATCAGTTGCTGGATGCAAAGCAAAATACGGTTACCATGTTTCAATAAATTACAAAAGATACAAGTTGCACCGAATAATTTGGCTTTGGCATTTTGGATTTTTACCAAATGAAATTGACCACATAGATGGCAATCCATGTAATAACAAAATTGAAAATTTAAGACCCGCTTCTCGTAACGAAAACATGAGAAACACAAAAATGCCAATCACTAACAAAAGCGGTTACAAAGGCGTTAGTTGGAGCAAAGCGGCAAAAAAATGGATAGCGAACATCACTGTCAACAACAAGAAAATTTATTTAGGCTTGTTTGATTGCAAGATCAAGGCATATGAATCTTATTGCGATGCGTCTAAAAAATTGCATGGTCAGTTTTCAAGAATTGCATAAGGGTTTTTCCTAGTTGGCAGCAAGGGATTTGTTGACTACTATGACATCACTCAGCAAGAATTGCTTGAGTGGACACTAAACAAGATAGGACAGAAATGAACTACACAGCCATTGCAGCGGCTATGAGAGCCGAAATTGAAAACCCACTAAAACTGTATATGCCCAATTCTCCCGGCGCATTTGTGCGGGACAGGCTGTTTAAGGAATGCCTTTGGGAAGAAGCGGCTTACTTTTGGGGTTGCTATTGCAGCCGCACGTTTAACAGTCACGAATTAAACGAACTGTTTGTGGAACTTGAAGCACTTGCCGCCAGCGAGAAGATGCCCGATTGGGGAACAAAGGGGACATGATATGTGGCCCTTTCCAACATTCCCAAACCCCAAAGACACGGGTAACCGAGTCCCAAAATTCAATCCTGATGACCATGAGGACGCACCGCTATGACTGACGAACGATTACTTATTTTGGCCTCTTGCATTTTGATTGCACCTCACATATCAAAACAGTTTGCTCAGATTGGCTGCTGCATCATGCTGATTGTGGCTGCTGCAATTGGATTTGGAGGGAAGCCATGACTAAAGACGAAGAGTTGGCAATGAACTTGGCGCTGGAGGCGTTGGAAGGGATGGACATTTTATTTTCGCCTTTGTCACGAGACTGCACCCAATACAACGCAGTTGACAAAGCCCAAAAAGCCATCACCGCTATCAAGCAAACCCGTGCCCTCGACAAGAAGGCAGAGAACGCCCGTGAGTTAGGGTTGGACTATGAGCCAGCACCTGTGCAGGAGGTGTCTTGGGGTGTTGATTGGGGCAAAGCTGGAGACAAATCCTGCGCCATGATTATTAAGCGTCTGCCAGATGGCAAGATTGAAGTAGTTGCTGTGGAGTATGAACCATGAGAAAAATGATCGACATGGCTAAAGAAGCTGGAATGACAGGCTTGGAAGATGGTGGCTTGTTTGACAATTTCTTGGTTTTTGAAGCCCTTGTCCGTGCTGATGAGCGCAAAGCCATTTATGACCTTGTGATGGAAGCTCCTTTTAAGGAGTTTGACAGGCAAGAAGAAGACTTTGACGGAGAAGCGGCAAACGCCATGAAGGCTATGGCTTTTTCTCTTACCGCCGCCATCCGAGCAAGGGGAAACACATGACATTTGAAAACCCAAGGTTTGATGGTTCTGATTACGTCAGGACAAGAGATGATGTACGTCTAAAAGGACAATTGCTGCGTGTATGGGACTGCATGAGTGATGGCAAGTGGAGGACGCTTGGAGAGATTTCCAGATTTACAGGCGATCCAGAATCAAGTGTCAGCGCACAATTGCGGCATTTACGCAAAGAACGGTTTGGTTCACACACTGTAGAAAAAGAATATCGTGAATTTGGTTTGTTTGTTTACAGATTAATAATTAACAAGGAATCTTTGTGAGAAAACAGTGCCGCAGAAAGATTTACGATTTAATTAATCCGATAACTCACGCAATAACTGGCGCATCAATAACCGCTGACGAGTTTTTGGATAAGCTGAAATCTAAAGAAGTTGCCGCAATCGAAGCTATGCGTACAGGTAACGCTACTATCTACACATGGCAAGAGCTTGTAGACATGAATAACATTTGTCAGGTTATGGCAAGAAACGGCGTTGGCCCTGAAGCACTGGTTGACTGTATGCTGGCCGAGATTGAGCTTAAACACGCTGCCAAGCGTTATGAAGCCACAGGTAAGATGCTGTTGACAGGGACAGGTCTTAGGTCAATTAACGAGGTTTTAGAGTGGCATCACTTACAGCGATCATCAATTAGTCGCTCAGAGTATGACCGTATGATCCAAAAAACCCGTAACAAAATACGCTCTCGCTCAAAAGACGTTACCGTAATACAATGACGCAAGGAGAATTCACCATGAAATTTAGCATCAACGAAGCACCATCCAATGTGATGGGAGAGTTTGCAATGTGTCTGCTTAACGGCGTGACAGCAGGGCATATCCACCACCTCGGCACTGACAGCTACTCACAGCACATGGCTTTGGGCGACTTCTACGATGGTCTTGATGACTTGGCCGACAAATTTATTGAGGCGTACCAAGGCCGATATTCCAAAATAATTTTCGCGGAAAAGGCACTTTTTCTAGGGGAAAATGGTTTGGCGCTTGTTCAGTACGTTTGCGACCAAATCGAAAGCTATCGCAAGATGCCGGGAT